ATTTCAAAAAGCTATCTTTTAGCATATCCAGTGAGCCACCAGTCTGCTCAGACGCTTCCCTTACCTGCTCCTGTCTTTCAACTGTATTATCAAGCTCTCCATTAAGCTGAGTTAAGCTTGAACGTGCATCTTGCAAAACCGAAGTATCTATTTGATTTGATGATGTTGACTGCATTTGCTCAAAGCTGTCAATGCAAGTAATTAAGGCTGAGTTAATTCGCCTTAATGCGCTTGACATTCCGTCAGTCAGAACCAACTGTGATTGTATTGTAGCCATTAATCAGCCTCCTATCTTCTTTGTTTGCTCTTTAATTCGTCAGCATCCTTTTTATCATTCTTAGCCTTAATATCAATGGCGGCGACTACGAAAGCTTTTTCCTCTTCTGTCATCTCCACAAACTTACTGGGCTCCCAGTGGAATTTATGTAGACAATAGTAAGCATAATTAGCTTCCGGATCGCCGCCGTTAATTAGTTTTTTGCTTCTTCTACCAGATCAGTATCACTGTCAAATCCGTTTACCTGCATTACCTTTGTTGAGTAGTCCTCAAACTCTCCGGGAGTAAGCATTGTAGTTATAAGCTCCTCCGCGCTCATAACTCCATAGCTGTCCTGAAGCTCTGTATCCTGCAGATTTGGGAAGACTGTAGTTCTTACGCATACCTTAGCTAAGTAAAGCTGTGGGTTAAACTCCTGAGTATATTGCCCTCTCTTGCCCGGTACGGGAACAGTAGTCATGCAGCTTTTTCTTATCTTTGCATTCTCTGTTGCTGTAATACAACTGATTTCCCAAGGAATAGGATTCCCTTTTTCATCAACGATTCTGTTTGTTGCAGGAAATAATACATTCTCAACTCTTTTAACATTTTGCGCTAAAAAAGCGCTTAAATCTCTACTCATATCCTAATCTCCTTTTACTGCATACCCTTAAGCAATGAGAAGCTTTCAGGCATTTCCCAGTCGTCAAATGTTCCTTCTATGTCCTCGTCAAGCGTTTCTGAATCAGCATTAAACTTGGTGAGGATTCCGCCTTTGCTCAGGCAGTTTTTAAGGATTGTTGTCTGTCTGCCTGCCGACGAACTAGGATCTTCATTCGTCACCTGAATATCAAATACTGGAAGCTTGCCTGTGTTCTTGTATTCAAGCCACATCTGTCTAAGCACTGACTGATTATAGTGTGCTGTACCCTTCCACTCTCCTGTCCACCCTAAAGGCTTATTTCCTTTACCGGTCTTCCCAAGTATTGGCACTTCCTTTGAATTTATCTTTGCACTGGCCTCAAAGGAATATAATTGCATAAAGTTATATCTTCTACCGTCCTCAAGAATTATATACGCACTGGCTAACGATCCATCCATTGCATCTAAAGCATTCATAACTGCATTGTTGTTCATTTATGTATCTCCTTCCTACGCAATAATCACGTTCATATAAAGCTTTGTCATAGCATTTATGATGTTTATATCCTTGACAGTACAAAGCACTGACTTCTTATCATTTCCCTGCACTATCTCAACCGAATTAACATCAAAATTCTCTATTGCTCTCAGCTTCTCAAGTTCCTGATGCACCTTGCATACATCATTCCACAAGCTTATACGTCCTGCGTTGTCATTAGGCACACGACCTAAGTATCTTGTGTTGAACAAGACTGCGATGTCGTTTGCTATCTGATCTATTACTCTTATAGTCTGATTTGATGCGAAGGCAACATCCTTATCATTTCTAAACGCTGTAAAAGTGTTAATGTCCTCAAGAACTTTAACCTTGCCGTTAACATTGTGAAATGCGAACTTGCCCTGCTTAATAGCTGCCTCAAGCTGTGACTGCTTAAGTTCTGTTACAACTTCATACTCTCCGTCATAATCGGCATTTGTGAGCGTTTCATTTACTCCACATTCTGCCTCTGCTCCGGCTACCCAGTACACAAGCGAATGCTTATCAGTTGCTACAGCATCATTTATCAACGATATAATGCCTTCAAAGTTATCATCAGACTTGTATGTAACTGTCTGGAACTTAGCACCGACATCATCTCTCATTCTCTTTGTGTAAGCAGCAAAGAGCTTAATTATAGTTGTATCGTTTGTTGGACAGCACAATACATTGAATGAATATGACTCAAAGCTCTCCAAAGCCTTTGTATATACTTCCCCTATGACTGCTCCACCGTTTGTACCGCCTGTAAGTGGCATTCCTGCACTCGCTGAAAGTGATCCTGAACGCTTAAAAGTAACGTAAGGGTTATCCTTTAAACCCGCCATATTATCTACTGTCTGAGCGTCCACAAGCACTCCCTCAAGGTATGTACTTACATCAAATGCACTCGGCTTATCTACATTAGCAGCAACTACAATCTTTATATCATTACCCCTTGTCCCTGGATACTTAGCTGTTGCAAGAGTATTACTTGCCGGTACTGCATCTGCTGCAACTAATCTGTAAACAAGAGCCTTCTTTGCGTGAGCAAACACTTCTCTTAGGTTTATCATAACCTTATCATCTGCCCTGTGCCCAAAGATCTCTTTTGCCCTTGTCATAAAATCTTCTCTTGTGACCTCAAACACCTTGCCTTTTTCGCCCCAATCCAGAGCTATAGGCAATGCAACTACACCCCTACTTGATAAAGATGCGTTTGCTCTCTTTGCGTTTGAGAATGTTACATATGTTCCAGGTAAAATCTTGTCCTGACTTGTCCAAATTCCGCCACCTAGCGCCATTATTCCACCTCACCTTTCAAAAAATCATCTATCATTTTATCCACCTCATCTATTGAATACTCCGTATCCTTATCAAGTAAGATGTTTATCACATCTTTGCAGTCGGCATACTTTGAAGACGACATAATGGATTCTTTTGTATGTTTAACATTGTTATCTTCTGTCTTTTTCAATCTTAATTACCTCTGTTTAAAACTACTTTTGCCATGTCCTCTTCAGCTTGATATTTAATCGTATTGTACGGATATGACACTTTAAAATGTAGTACTCCATCAATGATCTCAAACGACTTTGTAACGGCTCTCACAACATCCTTTGTTGACAACTCTATAACGGCCAACTTATCTGATAAAGTATCTCCCATAGCCATACAATCCTTATTCCCTGCCTTAGGAAAATAAATAATATCGAATACCGGAAAAACTCTTTGAAAGTCTCCTGTGCCCCTTCTCAAGTATTCGATATTTATCAATCTGACTAAGATATCGCCATCCTCAAGGCCTTGCTCAACCTTATCAATATAGATATTTGCATTTGGCGATACTCTATCTAAGGCTACTGTAATAGCATCTAAAATCATTGATACATTAATCTCCGCCATTCATCACCTCTTGCAACTTTCTTTTTATCTTCCTCTCAAGCAATGCAGGGATTACATTCTTAAGCTTTTCCTCTGAGATCGTAAGCATATACTGAGGCTCTACATATCCACCATTTCTGGTTCTGTGGCCAAACTCAACATAAGGCGCATATTCCACAGGATTTGAGATTATGACAATGTAGTTATCACCCTGTTTAGTTACCGATATGTCCGCAACAGCGGTCCACCCTCTCCTAAGTGTACCTCCTGTTTTCCCACTTCTTGCAGGATACTGCCCTACCGGAGTTCTTGGAATTACCAAAGCTAAAAGCCTTGCTGCAATCTCTTTGCTACATTCAGTACAAAAGGCCTCCATATCAATATTCTGTAGTCGTTGCAATTTCTCTTGCATCTCTCTAAAAGCTTCAAAGTCTGCTCTTCCCCAACTTGCCATTAAGCGTTCTCCTTTTCAAGCTCCAAGGATACCTCCTGATGCGTCTCATATACAGCAGGCACTCCACTTGATATATAGTCGGTAGTTATACCGTTTTGAGTTATTCTCAGCTTAGATCCGGGAGTAATCTTAATCTCAGGAGCAATAAACAACTTAATAGTCTGTTCTATATTCGATACAGTATCAGTCTGATTTGCTGTGCCGGAACTACTGTATGACAACCTGCAAGGCTGATTACTTAAGACTGCTATATCTCTCAATACAGTAGCCTTAGTAACCTCGTCCTTTACTTTTCTCTTTTCCAGTATGTCACAGAGTCCTCTGTATCTGCTCTCTACAGCTTTTCTTGCCTGCTTCCACACATCTACCATCTGAATCTCCTATAGGTGATAAATTCATCTCTACCATAATTCAAAAGGTAGTCAATAAAGCTATCAAGCCTTTGCTCATCTGTCTTACTGCCTTCGCCTATGGCAAAAGATATATTTGTATCACCTTCTTGTATCTGCTTGACTGCAGAATCCAGATTGAAATTTAAAAGGTCGTTAGGAGCAAATGTCTTTTTCGACATAAGAAACTCGCCAACGACCATATTTATTGCAACATGTTTAAGACCATCGGGGATAGCAGAGACATTGCAATCGTTTTTTATAGTATTTTCAACCTTTTGCATAGCAAAGTTTATAGCAATATCATCACTATCTTTTACTGTATAGCCTAATGACTGCAGCCTCTCTTTTATCCTCTCCAGCATATTACCCCCTTGAGATAATTCTTGCTATTGGAATAGCCTTATGAGGGATAGTCTTGTCTGCACTCTGTACAAGTGACCAGTTCAAACCGTTCTCAAGCTCTGCATTTGTAGGGCTGTTTGTCGCCTGACTAGCCTTAAGGTATGATATACCTGCTACGCTTACAGCATTTCTTCTTCTTGAAATAAGAGTATCTTCACCGCCATTTGTCTTCGCATCTCTGATCATCTCATAAGGAATCTTAGCTCCTACATCCTCAAGGCCGATTGCACCTTCTCCAAGCACATAAGATGTGTAAATTGACACGTCGCCGCCTGTCGCACCTACATTCTTAACCTCTACCGGCATAGAGT